TATTTATTTTCCCGTTTTCTAGGTTTTCAAGGGACAGTTGTGGAATGCAACGAGTGGTCTACAAAAGAATTTAAAAAACGAAATTTTAATGTAGTTTTAGAAGCTGAAATAGATAATATGCAGATTGATATAAATAAATTACGTGATGCAATTGATATGGGTCTTGTAAAACAAGATATGGGTGCAGCGAGAATAGCAATGCTTCAAAAAGAATTACGTGGAGCTATAAAACAAATAGAGGATAAAAAGATTTTACAAGATAAACAAGGATTAATTTTGGCTGGTGCAGATAGAGCACTACGTGAAATGTTATCTATCTTTAGAGATGATCCTATTGAAGGACCTTTACAAGAAGCATCAATGGGAGTTTGGACAAAAATTCTTCAAGAAGAATCTTAAGCAAAAGTACGCTAAGCTACATTTATGGCAGGCACAAGTATCTACAGCGTTTATAGACGCACAGCAAGAGCAGCTGCAAAACAACAAGTAGTTAAGAAAACTTCTAATGTTGATGTAGAAAGGGCTAGAAAAAATTTTGCATATTTTTGCGATGTTGTAGGGGGAAAACCTCCTGCGAAACACCACCTTGAGTGGCATAAATTTTTATGTACAGGAGATGATAGTGAATGTCTTAAGGGTATTGCTGGTCCTAATGTTGACATATTGGCTCCTAGAGGATCTGCTAAATCTACCGTATTAGGTTTATATACAGCATGGGCTATCGGCATACATGCTTTAAAAAAAATGCCTTTGAAAATTTTATATATTTCTTACACTGTTGATGTTGCTAGACCAAAGAGTGCAGCAATAAAAAGAATTATAGAAGAAAGTAAAATTTATAAAGAAATTTTTCCTACAGTAAAGATTGCTAAAGGAATTAATTCTAATGAATATTGGAGCATAGATTGGAAGTTTGCAGGAATAAAATCTACTGGTGAAGAAGAGTTTAGTGTTTGTTGTGCAGGATTAAAAGGTGCTGTTACATCTAAAAGATCTCATCTCTGCATAATTGATGACGCTATCAAAAGTGCTGATGATATTAAAAACAAAGATATTCGACAAGCTATGGAAGATAACTGGAACGCAGTTATTGTTCCTACTATGTTTGAAGGTGCTAGAGCTATTTGTTTAGGAACTAGATTTAGACATGATGATATTCACAGTAGAACTTTTCTACCAGCAAATGGTTGGAAACAAATAGTACAATCTGCAATAACAGTAGATAAAGAAGGCGAGGAAATGTCTTACTGGCCTGACATGTGGTCTTTAGATTATTTAAGTCAAAGAAGAAGAATAGCTCCGATAGCGTTTAGTTATCAATATCAGAATCAAGTTGTACAGACTAGTGAATTATCTTTGTCTCCAGATTTAATTGTTAAAGGAAATATATCTACTGATTTTGATGCTTTAGGAGTTGGTGTTGATTTATCAGCTGGAGTTAGAGAAAGAAATGATTACACGGTTTTTGTTATGGGTGGTCGAGTAAAAGATAAAATTCATATTATTGATTGCAAAAGAGTTAGGGTGATGGGAAATTTAGAAAAATTAGAACTTTTAATGGAAATGATGGAGGAGTGGGGAGTGATCATGAAAGATGGTAAAAATTATTTTCCTACAGGTACTTCTTTACATGTATGGTCTGAAGCAGTTGCATATCAAGCTTCTCTAGAGGCAGACTTTAAAAGAATATGTCAAACAGAGCAAGGTTTGTATAATTTAATTTGGCATCCAGTAAAAGGATTTCGTGGAGACAAAGTTGCAAGATTTCGTGGAATAATGGGACTTTTTGAGCAAAGAAAAATTATTTTTAATAAGTATCGGAAGTTTGGAGCATTAACAGATGAGATAGTAAATTTTGGTGTTAGCTCACATGATGATTGCGTAGATGCTTTAGTTTGGCTATGTAATGGGTTAATGACTCGTGGAAAACTTGAGTTAGAGTATTGAGGATTTAAACTAGAAGTATTAACAATGCCAGAACCTTCATTTTACAAACTTGAACTTGAGCAAGATGCTTATGGTTCAGCTGTGATTTCGTTACCTGATGAGCTATGCCACGACATGGCACTTCAACCAAATGAAAGATTTGATGTTGAAGTTGAAGGAGATGTAATTACTTTAAAGCGTTTACATGCTGGTTATGTCATTGACCAATAGCAAAGGGATCTAATTAATGGAGAGTAATAGTAAAGCTGTTCTTGAAGAAATGATTAAATCCGTCATAGATCGTGACGGAAAAGGATCAGCTGACACAATGCTGGTTAGCTCTCACTTATCCCAAATGAAGATGTTTGGTATAAGACAGGGAGTTGAGTTTTATCCACAGCAAGATAACTTCGGTACACAGAGATTTGATTTTATTCAGCAAGTTATAAAGTTTAATCAACTTGATGCAAGATTAGATGCAATATGGGATAGATTTTTAGCATATGGAAAAGGATTATTTTATATAAGACCTACAAAAAAATCTTACAGAATTTATTGGTTTAATAAAGATTCTTATAGGACATATTATTCACCTGAAGGAGAACTAGAAGAAGTAATCATTATTTATCCATATAAGGTTAGATCCTCGAAAGGTTTTGCTGGAGTTGGTTTAAATACTGATAAAAGATATATGAGATTAAAAATTACTGCTACAGAAATAGAAGAATATCATGCAGAACAAGAAATAACTTTTGATCAAGAAAATACAAATTTTGCGACTTTTGATAAAAAAATTGTAGAAAATACTATGGAGTTTATTCCATGTGTTGAAGTATTTAATAATCCTGATGCATTTGGTACAGATGGTTCAGGTGAATTTGATTTTATTGCTAATCAGATTTCTGCTCATGATGAAATGGTCAAGAATATAAGAGCAAACTTATCATTCTTTGGTAATCCAACTCTTCTATCATCTAGACCAAAACAGGATATTGTAGAAAGTGATTCTGAAACAGCACAAAGGCCAAGTATATCCAGTCAATCAGGTTTTGCTTCTAATGTTGATTTATTTAGTTCAACATATAAACAAGATCCAATAACAAGACAGCAGCCAGGTTATGCAGGAAGGCCAGGTAGTGGAATGAGAGTTCCTAGAGTTATTGCTAATTTAGAACCATCTGACAGAGTAGGTTTTATAACTCCAAATGCTGTTAGTTCTGATCAAGCTAGATTTTCTGAACAACTAAGAAGTGAGATTAGATTAGCTCTTGGAGGTATAGATGATCTAAGTATCACAAACGTAACTGCTACAGAAATTAAATCAGCTTATGGTCGTGTAAGTGCTACTGCAAAGAAAAAATGTCTACAGATTTATCAGTATGGAATTTGTAAAGTTTTTGAATTAATTATTTTCCAAGAAGAACAAATTTTTAGAAAATCCTTAGCGTTTGCTTCAGGAATAAAATATCCTGAATTACCAGAAAATACTGAAGATCCTAAAGCCTTAGAAAAGTATGAAAAGCAAAAAATTAAATATGAACAAAAACTTCAACAGGCTATTGATACTGCAGTAGAAACAAGAGAAATTCCTGATGGTGTATTAGGACTAGCACCTGATGGAGACAGAACAGTTCTTTGGAGATGGATGGGTCCTGTTTATGAAGATACAGCTCAGGATAAACTTAATCAATCCATCTTTACTAGAAACCTTCAAGAATTGGGGGTTGATAGTATAGAAGCACTGAAGTACTTATTTCCTTCGAAAACTGACGACGAAATTGCAGCGATGCTTTCTGGTTTTCCGTTTAGAATGGTAGGTGAAGTACAGAGGGCATATTCCGCATTTATTGACTTAATAAATCAAGAAATGCGAACCCCACATCCTCAGCAGCCTAACTTACCGATGGCAGCTGATCCACGTTTGGATTTAACTCCATTCTTATATCGAACATTAGAAAGCTTACAAAAAGAGGTAACTTATGCAGGACGCTACCGCTCAGCAGACCCAATCAGCACCCCAGACATCCCCGACCCAGCAGAGCAGCTACGTAGCTCCTCAGACACAAGCGGTTTCAGGGAATTCCCAATGGGTGGCACCTTCCCAACCCCAACAGGCACCAGCTCCAGTGGCCCAAGCCCAGATGGGGGTACAAGGGATCCAATACAACCCTACTCAGTACAACCCCCAGCCACAACAGGCAGCCCCACAAGCGGAGAACCCTTACAAGGACGCATTCAACAGGGTAGTAGGACTCCTGAGTTCACCAGTCCAATTCCCGTTCCAGGGTCAACAGTCGACAGCGAACCCAACAGCCGACCAAGCCAATTACGGATACCAACAAACAACCCCATACAGCAGTCAGGGTCAGCAGACTTATATGCCTTCGAGCAACAGCAACCAGGCATACTCCAACAGCTCTTCCCAAACTTCTCAGGAGATAACCAACGATCAGCTCCTAGCCAACGGGGTAAGCGAGGCAAGTCTTGAAGTAATTAATCACTTTGGTGCAGATGCTCCAGCAGTGCTCAACAACTATGCTTGTCAGTTAGAAGATTCATTAATAACAACAAACACTCAGTTACAGGAAGCTGTAAATCTTTTACAAGAAATGTCTACTGAGCATAAAGCATACGAACAGATTCTTACAGATCCTGACGTTTTAGCTGACTATACATGTGAGTTCTTTGGAGAGAATGGACCTTATCCAGTAGAGGATGATGCTCCTGCATATCCACAGGCTCCTACTTTTGCAGGTCAACAGCTACCTAACCCAGCTGCTGCACAAGGTCAAGCTCAAGCACAGGCTCCAGCAAGACCTCAAATGCCTGTTCCTCCACAGCCACAAGCTCCTCAAAATTCACAAGATTTTTGGAAGGACTTCGGTGGAGCAGCAGATAGAGATCCACAAAATGCTTGGAGATACTTAAATGCTGCACAGCAGAATCCACAAGTATTCCGTGAGAAACTTCTCGTAATGGAATAATAAAAAAGGGGTGATTTTTTAAATTTCACCCCATTTTATTTTTTAACTATGAAACACAAAAAAAAAGCCAGTACCACGGAAAAAGCAGATAAATTTTTACAAGGTATAGGAACTGCAGGTGGACCTATAGGTTCTCCACAGTTAATAGGTTTTGGTGGCACTGATACTATGTCACAGTTAGCAGCTGGCAATAGAGATGAATATGCAAATATAAGAATGAGAGAAGGAGATACAAGAGTTGTGGAAAGTGCAAAGATGCCTTCTGATTTAGATGCTTCATATTTAAAATTAAATTTGCCAGGTTCTCCTTTACCTGCTAACGGATTATTAGCTCCACAAAATTTAAGAGCTGCAGAACAAACTCAGGATGTAATAAGAAGTCAGGAACAAATGTTCTTAGCAAAATTCATACCTGCAGCAGGACTTATGCAGTTACCTGTAGGTCAGCCTCCTTTAGAATCAAAGA